CGCATTACAAATTTTCGCTTAAGGAACGCAATTTCAGTCAAAGATCGAAGGGGAACAACTACGCCTGATTTCAATTCATCTGTATATACCATGCCAAAAGTTGCAAGTATTCGTGTAATAGATACTTGATTAAACCATTTTATTATAGAAGAGGAAATACTAAGAACATTGTCATCACCATAATTAGCGTTCGCAACATGGGTGGTAAAATCACAAAAGGGTGACAATCCTTGCTCTTTCTTAAGAGACAAATAAGCCAAACGCATAATAACAGAATTAAAAATGGAATTTACAATTACTGTCAAAGGGTTTCCTGAAGGTTGAGAGTGAGTCTGACGAATAACTTCATCTTTTACCAAAACATCAGCATTACAAATATGTTCCCACAATGTAATTCTAATGGCCTGAGATTCAGCATCATCATCATACCATTCATTGATCTTTTCAGCAATCCTGCCTACAATTTGTAGACTAAGACTACCATCAAAATTAGAAAAATCTCCCGCTACGATGTTATCTCCTTTACTCTCCAAATGGGTGGCCAATTTGGTCCACTCAAGAGAATAAGGATTAATTCCTACGCATATTTCATTATCAATTCTACCTTTCATAACGTGAGCTACGAAGGAGAGATAATATTGTCTAAGAGCAAAACCAAATGTTGAGGACAAGCTTCAAAAACGCGCGTCTTAATTTCATCAACCTTTGCAATAGGACGCTTTTCATCCTTCAATGTTGCAATTGAAATAGCATTGCCTCGAACATAGTTCGCTGCATCACTAATTAAATCGTCAACATCTTTTCGCAATTCGATGTTAGACACGTCATAATCTTCACCTGAACCCAGCCACTTAGTTTTACCCTTAGATGGATTATTGAGATTGTAAGGATAACCAGGAGATGTAGTTCTATTTACGGGACGCATGTAAGCATCACCCTCAACACCTTTAATAGATTCCTCATAAGTTAATACACGAGGACTTCCAACACCAATGACATCGAATACGTCATTGATTGCAACTTCCAATAAATTCTGATCTATATAAGTTTGGGGTTTCATTACTTTAAGTAGACCTTTTTCCATAGGGTCAATTCGACCTTCAGAAGTTTCTACAGCACGTAAATGTGCGGGTTTAGTTATATGTTTCTGGACACTATCGAATACAAGAGAAGGTGACAATTGGGTCTTGACTGGGGAAACTACAGGAATAGCAGCACCTATAGCAAGGCAATCACCACGCTGGATTAAAGATGGGATGAGATGGGGTGACACATAACTTTGAAAATAAGGCAATCTACCATCAATTAAATAAGATTTAGGTATATTAAACAAAGTAACATGATCATTCAAATTTCTTTCCAACAACTGACG